CTGCTGCGCGGTAACCACGATATGTGGTCTGGCTCGGGCGATCCGCTGCGCTGGATCGCTTCCGGCGCGCCGCTGGTGGATTGGTCGGCGCAGTTTGAGGTTGCGTGCGCCGAGGCCGTATGGCGCATCGAGGCGGCGCACGACTTTCCCGGATCGTCCATGTGGAACAAGCTGCACGCACCGCTGCGGCGGGCGAAGCTGGTTGGGCAAGAGGCCGACCTTTACATCGCCGCGCATCGCCATGTGTTCGCCTTGGCCGAGGAACAGGACGAGCATACAGGCCGCGTGTCCTGGCTGGCGCGGGCGAAGGGCTATAAGGCGCTCGACAGCTACGCGCATGTTTCCGGCTACGGGCAACAGCAGGATCGCGGCCAATCCATCGTCGCTGTCTGCTCGCCTGCGGATCGCCGGATGCGGTGCTTTTCAGACGCCGACGAAGGCGCGGAATACCTAACTTGGCTGCGGCGCCCGCGCATCCGCGTCCAGGCGGGAACGGCAGCATGAGACAGGATAGCCATCCGATTGCCTTCGCGGCCGGCGAGGCCATCGCGGACCATGCCAGCGTGGCGCTGCTGGTGTGGGAGACGGCGAGCGGGTTCAAGTGGCGCGTGACGCCGCATGGATCATTGGCCGTGCTGATCGGGCTTCATGACGTGCTGGGCCACATGATCGACGCCATGCAGCAGCCGCCCGGCGATGACGACGCCGAAGCCGACTGAGCGCGACGGCGAGCCGTATCCGCCGCCCATTCAACCTTTGCCGATGTAGGAGGTCCGCATGGCGCGTCGCGTCAGCGAGGAAGCCCTTGCGCTGATTAAGCGGTGGGAAGGCTTGAAGCTCCAAGCGTACAAATGCGTGGCCGGAGTTTGGACTGTCGGATTCGGCCATGTAGCCACGGCGCGGCCCGGCATGGTCATCAGCGAGACGCAGGCGACGCGCCTGCTGATGGAAGACCTGGCCCGGTTCGAGGCGGCCATTGAACGGCTGGTCCGCGTGCCGCTGTCTGACGGCCAGTTCGGCGCGCTGGTAAGCTGGTGCTTCAACGTAGGCGAGGGCGCGGCCAGCAGGTCGAGCCTCATCCGCAAGCTGAACGCGGGCGAATATGACGCCGTGCCGGGCGAGTTGGCGCGCTGGAACAAGGTGGCCGGCAAGGTCGTGCCTGGCCTGTCTAACCGCCGAGCCGCTGAAGCCGGCCTATGGGCGCGCGGCTCGCATGTCGCCAGCGCCAGCGTCGGCGGCGAGGCCAAGGGCGGCCTGGCCGAAGCCGCCCGCAGCGGCACGGGCCGGGCGGCGCTTGGCGTCGGCGCGGCTGGCGTGGCGGCGCAGGTCATCGAGGCGCTGGGCGCCGTTGGGCCGGCTGTCGGCATCGCTTTGGTCGTCGTCGCGGCGGGGCTGTTCATCCTCTGGCGCGCGGGGCGGCTGTGATGGTGCCGTTCCTGCCGCTGCTGACGACTTGGTGGGCACGGTCCATTGCGCCCTATGTCGCGGGCGCCGTGGCAGCCATCGCCCTTGTCGGCGGCCTGCTGCTGGCCGGCAGGCGGGAAGGGCGGCAGGCAGCCGAGCGCCGCGCGCTGGGCCGTGACCTCGAAATCAGGGAGACACGCGATGCGGTGGACCGTGCTGTTGCTCGCGAGCCTGAGCCTGTTGAGCGCCTGCGCTCAAAGTGGAGCCGGGACTAGCGCCTGTTCGGGCTGGCAGCCGATCTACGTCAGCCGGGCCGATGTCCTGAGCGATGGCACGGCGCGGGCGATACTGGCGCATAACGAGCTAGGCCGCCGCCTCTGCGGGTGGTGACACAAAAGCCCCGCTGGCCTCACGGCTGGCGGGGCTTTTTTTGTCTGCCGCGCCAGGAACAGCCTGGCAACTCGGTCTGTCAAATCCGCGAACGGCATAGGCACAAGCCGCCCAGATTTGACAAAAGTGTCTAGCAAAAACAGCGCGTTTGCCATTTAAGCTTGGAACCACGCAACCTTGTGATTCCAACCACTTAGGAGCCCCTTTTGCCAACTTTTGACAGCGGTTTTGACAGCCGCCTTATAGCGGCTCGGGCCATCTTTTCCTGGTCCGCGCCGCGCGTGTAAAGCTCGACCATCCCGAGCGTGTCCCATCCCCGCGCCGCAGCGATCTCTGACGCGCTGGCGCCATGCTCTGCCAGCACCTCCGCAGACCGCTTTCGCAGGCCGTGCAAGCCCGCCTTGGTGTCCCATCCCTCGGCCTTTAGCCGACGGCGGATGACATTAATTAGCCCGCCATACGACCAAGGGCGGCCGGTGCTGCTGGTAAGGATATGCGTCGCCTCGGGCGCCTCGCGCCGCCAGCGGGCCAACTCAAGCCGCAGGACCGGCGGCACCGGGATGACCAGCGGCCCAAGCCCTTTGGCCTCGCGACGCCGCCGGGTCTTCTGCGGCTGCAACCGGATCACGCCGGCCCGGATGTCATATTGATCCCACCGCAGCGCCGCCAGGTCGCCGCGCCGCTGGCCGATCCAGTAGGCTAGGACGGCGGCGCGCCGCTCTGGCTCGGGCCATGCCGTCATGGCGTGCTGCGCCTGCGCCTCGGTATAGGTCGGGATATGGCCAAGCCGCATGGCCGGCAGCCGGGCCAGCGGCGACAGCACCATCCGCCCGCGCCCAACCGCCCACGAAAACAGCGTCGCCACCGTCTGGCCGAACACGCTGGCCGCGCCCGCGCCGCGATGGGTGGCGATCAGGTCGCGCAGCTTCAGCAGGTCGGCGCGCAGTTGCCGCATGTCTTCGAGGTTATGCCCAACCACCGGCCGGCAGGACCATTCGGCGGCATCAAGCGCCGCGACATAGCGTTCCCGGTTCCGTTGGGTGGTGACGCTGGTGGCGCGATACTCGGGCGATCCGCGCCAATCCGCCAGCAGCTCGCCCAGCGAGCCCGGCGCGTAGCGGGCCGCCGGCTGCTTGCGGGCGGCGGCTATGGCGGCAGCAAAGGCCGGGTCAGCCGGGTCTGGCAGTCGCGCGCCTGTGAGGCGGCAATACCAATATGTGACCGTCGAGCCGTCAGGCCGGCGGTGCTTGACGGCGCGAACGCCTTGCGGGCGGCAGGGCGGCGAGGGCGGCGGCGAAGGGGTCTCGGGCGGCATGTGCGGGCTCCGGGGCCGCAATATTGTCCATGCGTGCGCGGCGGCTGTCCAGCCATCGGTCTAGATCCTCGCGCAGCCAGCCAATTCGCCCGCGCGACAGCCGGACGGGGGCGATATGGATTGCGACCTCGGCCCGGAACGTCGTGGCCGACATCTGGCCGAGGTAGTGGCACGCGGCCTCAATCGACAGGACGGCCGGCGCGAAGGCGTAGCGGGCGGCGCCGTCAGGCATCCCCCGCCTCCTTCGCGGCTCGCTCAACAGCGGCGGCAAGGCTGGCAAACGTAAATCCATCCCCGCACGCTACAGGGTCCATCTGCCGCAGGAACGCGGCGACGACGGCGCCACCTTGCCGCCGGCAATGCCCGCACAGCTTCCCGCATCGCAGCCCCTCGCCCGCCTCGCAGACCGTCCATGCTGCCGCATCCAGCGCGGCGCGGATTGCGTCACTCATGTCCCGATTCCCCGATCAGCAGTTCCATTTCCGCCAGACACCCGCACCGCTGGGCGAGACACCCGCCGCCGCTTGCTGGGCATTGGTTCTCCTGCTGGATCACGCGCAGCCATGCGCGGCGCAACTTGGTCGCCTCCCCGCACCACTGCGTCGTGCGCTGGCCGCGCGTGCAGCCATTCTCCGCGCGATAGAGCGCTAGCGCCGCAACAGCCTCGTCTCGCTCGCCACGCGCCTCGTTGACTAGGCGTTCAGCGTTGTCCCTCTCGGCTTTCGCGTGGTCCCTATCCAGGCGAGCGATGGTCAGGTCGTGGCGCAACCGCTCGATCTCAGCGGCGGCTTCCGCGCAATCGCCCCGCGTCCATCCATCGGATCGCCATGCGTGGACGGCCAACCTCGCCACGATGTCACTCACCGCAGCACCTCCACCCGCAGCGGCCGCGTCTGCGGCAGGACGTAGCTGCGGCATTCGACATGCAGCACCTCCCGCCGCGTCGTCGCGGCGTGCAGCAACTCCACAGCCGCCTGCGCTTCGCAGCGGTCGTGCGTCGTGTGCCAGGTGATCGGGGTCGGCATGGGCGATCCGGCCAGGATGATGAGCAGGCCCCACATCTAGGCGGGCTCCGCGTTCGGGATCATGCGCTTTCCCCTTGACTGCAGCATAGCGCGCGTTAGCTCGCCAGATGCCGCAAGCTGGCGGGCGGCGTCGGCGACCGAGATAGACCAAGCGTGCAGCCGTTCGGTGCGGGTGGCGGTCATGCCGCACCATCCCGCAGGCGGCGCAGCGCCCGCTCATGCCAAACGCGCCGTTCTTCGGCTTCAATTTCGCGGCGGTAGGCTGCGGCGATGGCTGAATAGATGACATCCATCGCCTGCCCTTGGACTGGCCGGATGCCCCAATCGCGCGCAAGCTGCGTCAGGCGCTCGGGCGTATTTTCCATGATGCGGACGCGCATCGCCTCAGCCCCCCAACACCAAGCTACCGACGGTGAAAAAGGCGAACGTCGCCAGCGCGAACAGCGAGCCGCCGACGGCGCCCGCAAAAATGTCGGCGCGGGTCATCGGCCGGTCCCCGCGTGATGCAGGCACGCGCGCAGCAGCGCGACGGCACGGCGCAAGCTGGCGGCTCGATCCGCAGCGCGCTTGCCCCCCACGGTGTCATTCGCCCAGGCTTCGTCGCCCAGGACATCAATCGCGGCGCGGATGTCGGCGGCGGTGGCTAACGGCTCGGCGACGGCGACGACCGGCGCGGCAGGGGTGGCGAAAGTGGCGTTCGGCATTTCTTACGCCTCCGCCCCGGCGCCATTCGGGCCAGCTAAGGTAAGATCCGTCAGCGGATACCAAACGCCACGATTGAGCTTGGCGCGAACCTCACCGCCGCCGACCGACTGTAAGCCGGTAATCGTCAGTTCTTTTTTGCCGTTGCCACGGAAAACTTTGCTGCCAAGACGGAAGCAACCAACCGCATCGAAGTTGCGGATATCGTCGCGAGGCAGGGTCTGGTGATGTGAGGTGGGCATCGAGGGCGGCTCCCGTTGGTGGGTGCCGCCACATTACGCGCTATGCGTAATTCTTGTCTACAGGAATTTGCGCGCTCTGCGGAATTTCAATCTTCGGCACGGCGCGCGGTCAGGCGCTCACCTGTCCGCAGCCAGTCGTTTAAGGCATCCGCGTCCATCTGCTCGGCAATCTGTGCGGCTCGGCGCATCGCCTGTGCCTTGGGACTATCTTCCGGCGCCGCCAACAGCACGATTGGAGGCACGCCATAGTGCGCCGCAAGTTTTTCAAGGTCATGCAGGTCCACTGCGCGCTCGCCTCTTTCCCAGCCGGAAAGCGTGCTTACCGCAATTCCTATGTCGTTCGCAACTTGTTCTAGTGTCAGCCGCCGAACCTTACGGTGGGCGCGAAGGTGGCGGTGCAAGCCGGGCGTTGGTTCTTTCATGGGGGCAGGGTCCAAGCGCGTGGCGTCTGAGGCCATAGCGCATTTGCAAAATTCCCTCTTGCGTGAAATTGCACGCTCCGTGTAATGTGACCGCATGATCCTCGCCGATTACCTCGCCGCTTCTGGCGTCACCGTCACCGACTTTGCCGGGCGGATTGGCCGCAAGGTCACGACAGTCCACGCCTGGGTAAGTGGCGCCCGCGAGCCTGATCTGCGCGCCGTCGAAGCGATTGACGTGGCGACTGCCGGCGCCGTGACGGCCCGCGATTGGGTCAGCAACCAGCGCACGATGCGTGAGGCCAAGGCCGCGCTTCGCGCCCCCGCCTCGGACGCCGCCGCATGAGGCACCCCCCATTCCGTGGCGGCCCGGCGCTCGGCGGCGATTTCTCCACCAAGGAAGGCGCCCAGCGGCTCGCTGACCGTATCCGCGATGCATGGGCGCAGGCTGGGCATGAGGTCGAAGTCGTCATCGTGCCAAGCGGCCAGGCAATTCTTGATAGCAAGCAGATTTGGGCCGTCCGGATGCCCAGCCTGCACAACGGGCTTCCGCGATGACCAACAAGATGCACGCGGCCGAATCGCTCGACGACACGGCGTGCAGCGGGCAGCGCGTCCATCACACTTTTTGCGGTGTGGCGGCGGGAACCGGGCGCGCTGCCCGCATAGAGATGGACGCGGCCGAGGGCTCCGGGCCTACGGCGTCCTGCGCGCGGCGGCTCCATACCTCTGCGGACGACGCAGAGCTTGGCTCCCCCGTAAATGCCGACCGCGCGCCTTCACCCCCGAGCGGCAGCGGGGTCACGCCTGCCGCTTTCTCCCTGCAAACTCACCCGGCGGTCAGCGATGGCCGCCGGGTTCTTTCTCGGGAGGAGTTTGTCCGGATCGCTGCGCCGTTGTTGGAGGAGGGCGCGTCCTGGCGCGAGGTCGGTGAAGCGTGCGGCGTGTCGGTGCGGGCCGCACAGCATCGCGCCGCGCATGCCGGGCTCGTCAGCAAGCGCAAGCCTGGACGCCCCTTCGGCTCCGTCAATTCGCCCGAGACGATGGCACGCATCGCGGAAACCCTGCGGCGGCGGCGGCTGGAGGGACGGCGGTGATTTGCTCAGTCGATCCAGGGTTATCCGGCGCCATCGCGTGGCTGTCCGACGACGGCCATCTCATCGAGGTTGGCGATCTGCCGGTGGCGAAGGCCAACGGCAAATCCGAACTGATGCCCGCCGCGCTGGCCGACATGCTGCGCGAGCGCCCGGCCACGCACGCCTTCGTTGAGCGTGTCGCATCGCGGCCAGGCGCAGGCGTCGCAAGCTCGTTCAACTTCGGGCGCGGTTATGGCCAGATTGAAGGCGTCCTGGCCGCGCTCGGCGTGCCGGTCACGCTCGTGACGCCGGCCAAGTGGAAGGCGGCGCTCCGCGTGCCTGCTGACAAATCCGCCGCACGCCTCCGCGCCGCGCAGCTTTGGCCTGGGCTGGCTGGGACGTTTGCGCGCGTGAAGGACGATGGGCGGGCGGAAGCGGCGCTGCTGGGACTGTATGGCGCGCAGACGATGCGAGGCGGCGCATGAACGGCTACGCGATGCATGGCATCGAACACATCAGCGTCTCCAGCCTCAATACATGGAAGTGGCAGCCCGCCTTGTGGGTCTGCGAGCGGCTATTCCGCCAGCGCGGCCCGGTCGGCGCTGCGGCGCATCGTGGCACGGCGTCCGAAGCCGGGATCGCGCATGGGCTGCTTAATCCGACCGCCGCCGTCGATGAATGCCAACAGATCGCGCTGGCTGAGTTCGACCGGCTGACGGCGCTGAGCGGCGATCCGAAGCGGACGAAGGAACGCGAGGCGGTGCCGGGCATCGTCGCGGTTGGCCTGGCAGAGCTGCGGCAATACGGCGTCCCGGACGAGGTGCAAAAGCGGATCGACGTTCGACTTGATGGCGTGCCGGTCCCATTTTTGGGTTTCCAGGATTTTGGCTGGTCGAAACACGGCATCACGCTCGACCTCAAAACGCAGCTTCGGCTGTCGTCCGAGATCAGCAGCGCGCACGCGGCACAGGTCGGCCTCTACATCCACGGCACCAACCGGGAAGGCCGCATAGCCTACGTCACGCCCAGCAAGTGCGGCGTGTATCGCCTGGAGAACGCGGACGAGCATGTCGCGGCGCTGGCGAACATCGCGCAGCGGCTGGAGCGGTTCCTCCGCCTTTCTTCTGACCCGCATGAGCTGGCCGCGCTGGTCGTGCCGGATTGGGATCACTGGATGTGGAGCGACCCGGCCACGCGCGCGACCGGGCGAGCGATTTTCGGCTTCTAGCCGGATTAGGGCGGTGTCCTGCGGCCCTCCAACAGCAGGCGACGATAGGAGATTGCAAATGGCTTTCGGGATACCAGGCTCAGACGGCGGCAGCAGCAGCGGCGAGTTCCTGGGCCGCATTAACGTGGACGCCCGCACCGGCTTCTGGACGATCACCAAGCGCATCCAGAAGGACGGCATGTGGACCAACGACACCACGCCGCCGTTCCAGACCCCCACGATGCTGATGGACTTCGGCAGCCTTGAGGTGGGCCATATTAAGATCGGCAGCCCGCCGGCCTTCATGCTCGTCCCGATGGGCCAGCCCATCCCGCCGCAGCCGCAGGAAATGCAGGAAGGGCGGCCGGGCGAAAAGCCGCGCAAGGCGTTCCAGCCCGGCTTCCGCATCAAGGTCATGTCGCAGAAGACGTTTGGCGACGGCGACGCCTACTATTTCAGCGCAAACAGCAAGACCGTCGTGGGGGCTGTTGAGGCGCTTTGGCTCCAGTTCTGCGCGTCGCCCGAAGCTGCGGCTGGCAAGGTGCCGGTGGTCAATGTGACCGGCTCCGCGAAGTTGAAAAAAGATACGCCGCAAGGCGCCTCGACCTTCTTCGCGCCCATCTTCGCAATCGCCCAGTGGGTGGATCGCCCGGCCGTGCTGGGCGACCGGACGGTGCCGCCGCCTGCCGCGCGTGCGGCCCAGCCCGCCGCAGCGCCCGCGCCGTCTGCGCCGCCGGCCAACCATGTCCCGCCGCCCGCTGCGGCGCCGCAGGCGGCGAGCGCGGAAGCGTTGCCGTTCTGAATTAGCCGCCGGGGGTGGGCCGAGTTTTCCAGGCCAGGACCGCCCCCGGCTTCCACCAACGCGGAACCGCGAGGGCCGTGCGTTGATGCCCGAAAGCCTACCGCCTACGCCACCAAGCCCGCAAACCGCGCTCGATTGGGCGCGGTTCTACGCCGGCCTCGGGTGGTCCGTCGTGCCCGTGCGGCGCGGGGAGAAAATCCCTGCGGAAAAGTGGGCGCGCTTCCAAACCCTGCCGGCCGATGGTGCCCAACTGCTTGCTTGGTTTGCCGATAACCCCGCCTTCGGCGTGGGCCTCGTCCAAGGCCGCCGCGCCGGGACCATCGTGCTGGATTTCGACGCCGCGACTGGCGGCATGGACACGCTGGCCGATCTGGAAAAGCGGGGCCTGCCCGCGTCCGTCCGCGCCTTTACGCCCGGCGGCGGCTGCCATGTGATCCTGCGCCATCCAGGCCATTATGTGCCGACCCGCAAGGCCGTGCTGCCCGGCATGGATGTTCGCGGCGATGGCGGCTTTATCGTCGCCTGCCCGTCCATCCACGCCAACGGCCGGGCCTATGTGTGGGATGTGGACTGCCACCCCGAGGACGCGCCGATTGCCGACGCGCCGGATTGGCTTGTCGCCATCGTCACAGGCGATGCGCCAGCGCAGCCAGATCAGCCGGGCGAGATTGTCCGCGTGGCTGCCGCCGGGCCGCTTGGCCTGTCGGTCGAGCGCGTCACAGACGGCCGCGAGCAATACATGCGGGACACGATCCTGGCCGTCTGCCGCGAGCTGCGCGACAAGCTGGGGCGACTGCCGGACGAGCGCGAACTGTATGAGGCCGCTTGGCCGCAATACGCCGCCAAGGTGGACTTCAGCCGCGCCGGCCGGGGCGAGCCCGAGTTCCGCGCCAAGGTCCGATATACGCTGGCCAGGATTGCCGCCGGGCAAATCCGTAGCCTCGCCGCAACGCCCGATCCGCCTGCCGCTGGGCATAGCGTGACCGCCTCAGGCACCACCTACGACGCCGAAACAGGCGAGATTATCGACGTGCCGCCACGGGCGGCAGCGCAGCCGGCGGCCCGCTCTTTTGACTTGGTCTGGTTCAGCGACATCACGCCATGCCTAGACGCCCAGGACTTTGTCCAAGGCGTGCTAATCGAAAACTCGGCGGCCGTCGTCTACGGCGAGAGCAACGCCGGGAAGACGTTCTGGACGACCGACCTAGCGCTCCATGTGGCCGCCGGCAAGACATGGAACGGCCGGCGCGTCGAACAGGGCGGCGTGGTCTATTGCGTGCTGGAAGGCGGGGTCGGCTTCCGCAACCGCGTCACGGCTTGGCGCGGGACACGCCAGCCGGACAAGCCTGTCCACTTCGCGGCCATCCAGGCCGGCATGAACTTGCTGCTGCCGGACGCGGACACGCCCAAGCTGATTGCCGCCATCAAAGAGGCAGCCAAGCAGATCGGCGCGCCCATCAAGCTGATCGTCATTGACACCCTGTCCCGCGCCTTCGCAGGCGGCAACGAGAACGCCAGCGAGGATATGGGCCTGCTGGTGCAGAACATGGACGCCATCCGCCGCGAGACAGGCGCGTGTGTCCTGTTTGTCCACCATAGCGGCAAGGACCAAGCCAAAGGCGCCCGAGGCCATAGCCTGCTGCGCGCCGCCATCGACACCGAGATCGAGGTGAAGGCGACCGAGGACAGCCCGGTCAAAACCGCGACGACCGTGAAGCAGCGCGAGGTCAAAAAGGGCGAGGTGTTCCACTTCCAGCTTGAGGTGGTCGAGCTGGGCAAGAACCGTCACGGCGAGCCGGTGACGACTTGCGTGGTGGACGCGCCGAGCGCCGAGGACATCGCCCAGGCCGAGGCGTCCGGCGGCGACCGACTGTCCGGCGACCAAGCCGCCGCCCTTCGCGTGCTGACCAACCTTCTGGCCGCCTCGGGCATGGTCAGCCCCCATCCGGACATGCCGGACAATGTCCGGAGTGTCCCAGAGGCTTGGTGGGCTGATCGGTTCAAGACGGAAGCCAAGCCAGGCGCCTCGGACGACGCAAAGAGAAAAGCCTTTGGTCGCGCTGCCGCTAAGCTGCTCGAAAAACGCAAGATCGGGCAGGCCAATGGAAGGGTTTGGCTTGTATGAACAAAAGTTTAGAAAACCGGACATCGGACGGACAGGCCGGACAACCATGTCCCAAAAACGGACGGACAGGACATCCCCCTAAAGGGGTGTCCATGTCCGGTCCGGTGTCCGTCCTGTCCGGCCGTCCAGAATGGCGGCAGCAATGACCCCCGCCGAACTCGACGCCATCGCCTCTGGCTATGAGCGGCAATGGGGCATCGGTCGCCTGCCGCTGCTGGTGTCCGAGCAAACGGCGGCACGCTTCCAGGCGGCGCAGGACATGCTGTCGTCCGACTGGCGGCCGGCTGGGCAAACCTGGGAGGCGGTGCGGGCCAGCATCGCCCGAGGCTGGGCGGCGCTGGATGCCGAAGCGCGCAAGCGTGGGCATGAGCCGCTGCCGGGGCCGGTGGCCGAGGCGGAATGGGAACCGGGCAAGCTGTTTGCCGTGGCGATCGACAACCACCACCGCCAGGCGCTGGACCTTCGGGCCAAGGCCGATGGTCGGACCCACTACAGCGTCTGGACGGTGGCGGAACTGGCGGTCCTGATCCGTTCCATTCCGGTCGTCTCGACCATTAAGGATTTGTTCCCCGGCGCGGAGATCCTGCCGCCGCGCCTGCCGCCTGTCGGCAAGGTGCCGCGCGACGAAATCCCATTCGGCGCATGGGGCGCGGGCGATCCGCCGGGCGATGCCGCATGATGCCAGCGCGCCCATACGGCCCGGCTGGCATGCATCGCTGGCCGTCGAAAGCCGAGCCTGTTGTGCTGGCCGCCGCAGGCGACCCCGCCGACACGCAGCGGACGGCGCTGGCGCTGCTCGCCGCCGGCTTCATCGACCAAGCGCACGCCATCCTCGCCAGCGGCGCCGATGCCGGCTTCACCGCCTGCCGCATGGCCGCCGGGATGCTGGAGCGCAACCCGCCGGCCGTAGGCGAGGCTAGGCGCATCCTGACGGCAGCGTTGGGGCAGGATGGCGGGCCGTGATGCAAAAGCCGCTGACGGGCTTCCTGTGCGCTTCTGCGTGGCGCCAACAAAAAGCCCCGCCGGTTAGGGCGGGGCTGGTGGGGGCGAATGGTGTAAGGGGCGCCTCACGCCGCCTCCCTTGCCTGCTGCCGGAACGCCGCCTCGATAATCAGGTGGGCTTCGGCCATCTCGCGCTGCGCCGCCTCAAGCTGCTTACGCAGCTTCGCAATCTTTTTCTCGGCTGCCGTCTGGCGGCGGAACCCTTCATCGCGCACCGCGAACACATCAACGTCCACAAGGCTGGCCACCTGCTTGGCGGTGTAGGTGGCAAGGTCGGCGGGGTTCAGGCTGTCGGTCATCGGGCTATTTCCTCGGTCTCGCGGGCGACTGCCTCGCGTGTCCATACTTATACGCACATCGCGCATATCATGCAAGCGGCTTTTCGCGCTCAGGCGGCGGATTTTTCTCGTGCCACCGCCCGGCCTTTTCCAGCCACGCGGCCACATCCTCGGGTATCTGCACAGCGCCGCGCGCCCATTGGCGCACGGTGCCCTCTGGGCGGTTTAGCGCATCGGCAAGGCCGCGCTGCGACCAGCGCAGCGCGTCGAGGCATTCGCGGAGGCGAGTGGGGGTCATGCGAACAGGTCCATCTGAGCAGCGCGCTTTGCGCGGCGGGGGGCGATAGCGGCGAAGCGGCGCGCAACAGTCTCGGCGCGCTCTGCGCGATCCTGAGCAGCGCGCGACGCTTCGGCAGCGGCTTCAAAAGCCTGGCTAGCCGCGATCAAGGCGGCGCGGTTCTTGGCGCTGCGGCTACGGTCAAAAGCCCGCTGGGCCGCGACATAAACCGCGCAAGCGGCGTCCGAGGCTTCAAGGGCTGCTGCGGCAAGGGCGGTGTAATCGGTCATCGGGCTATTTCCTCGATCCGCCGGGCGATTGCCTCGGCTGAGTTGATTTATACGCACAACGCGCACACTCCGCAATGGGGGAAATGCGCGTTTTGCGTTTTTTCTTCCGGTTTAGCGCGCCCATCGGGCGCGCAGCGTTTCCACCCTGTCGCGGGCCTCTTCCATCGTCATCGCGACCTCAATCAAGCCGCGCGCGTCTTCCAGCGCGATGAAAGTGCCGCCGAAGCGCGAGGGGCGCTCGACCATGCGAAGGGTGCCCGCCTTGTCGGCGATGGCGATGGCAACGCAAGTGGCGGAGAGGGTGAACATCGGGCGGGCTCCTTTGCCTCGCTTGCCGGGCGGGATTGCCTCGGCGGGGATAGATATACGCACAACGCGCACACCCTGCAAGCGCAAAACGCGCATATTCGGGAAGAAATCGCATGACCCCATCCGAACGGGCAGAACGGCCCGAAGGCATCGGCGCGCCCATCGCACGCCTCGTCTGGGTGACGCCAGACGCTGACCGGCTGGTTGCCTACATGGCGCGCGTGTCAGCGCCAGCGAACCAGAGCAACGACGCCACAGCGGCGCGGCTGATTGGGTATCTCATCCGCCATCGGCACTGGTCGCCGTTTGAGATGGTGAACCTCTGCGTGGAGGTGAACACCACGCGGGACATCGGGCGGCAGCTGCTGCGGCATCGGAGCTTCGCGTTCCAAGAGTTCAGCCAACGCTATGCCGATGTCAGCGAACTACCGCAGGCGCCGCTACGCGAAGCGCGGCTGAAGCACCCGACCAACCGGCAAGCGAGCGTCCCGACCACGGACGAGGTGCTGACGGTCTGGTGGAAGAACGCCCAAGAGGATGTCCGGGCGGCGGCCGAGACGGCGTATCAGATCGCCCTAGACTACGGGATCGCCAAAGAGGTGGCGCGGGCGGTGCTGCCCGAAGGCCTGACCATGAGCCGGCTTTACATGGCCGGCAGCGTCCGGTCCTGGCTGCACTTCTGCGACGTGCGGCGCGGGAACGGCACGCAGGCAGAGACGCAGGCCGTGGCCGATGCGGTGTGGGGCATCATCAAGGCCGAATGCCCGGCCATCGCTGAAGCGTGGGAGGCGCAGCAATGACCCCATCCGAACGGGCCGCTTGGCGCGAAGGCGTCAACGCATCGGCGACCGAACTGCGCGCGATAGCGGCCCGCCTGCGTCGCATGGACCCGGTGCGGCTGGAGGTCCTGGCCAACGCGGCCATGCTCGAACAGGCGGCGGATGCGCTGGCCGAGATGCCGATGGTGCGAGAGCCGACAGGGTTGGAGTATCGCGGCGGATGAGAAACTTGCCTTTCGTCCCCATCCGAACGGCCGCCGTTGGTGGGCGTGAGGTCGCCCGCTTCGTTTGCACCCGCTGCGAAGCCCACGTCGAAAGCCCGCTGGTCAAGTCGGGCGACCGGCGCCGCATGAACCCCGAAGCCACCATCAAGCGCGTCGAGGCCGTTGGCTGGCGCATCAACGGCGAGCGCGTCGAGTGCCCGCGCTGCCATGCCGCAAGCGCGGCCCGAGCCGCTGGCGAGAAGCCAGACCCCAAGCCCATCCCCACAACCGCAAAGGTTATCCCAATGGCTGACCCCAAGGTCCGAGAAGCGACGCCGCAGGAGCGCGTGAAGATCCGCGCTATCCTCGACAAGTATTTTGACGACGCCGCCGGCTGCTGGCTCGACAGCTACAGCGACCAGAAGGCGGGCGAAGAGATCGGGGTGCCGTGGGCGCTTGTGACCCGCATCCGCGAAGCTGCCTACGGCCCCATCCGTGTTGACCCCGAAGTGGCGGCCCTGCGCGCCGAAATGACCCAGATCGGCAGGGAACTGGCGGCGTTGGTCGAGAAGCATTCTGCGGCGCAGAAGCGCCTGGATGCGATGGCAGCCAAGAGGGCCGCGTGAGCGCCCGACGCCGCACCGCACGCCCTGCCGCCGAACCGGCGACTGACCTCGGCCCCGACATCCGCCGCCGCCGGGGCGATGTGGTCGAGCAATTCCGGCCGGATCCGGACAACCCGAACCGGGACGTAAAGGGCGCCCGCGTCCGGGTGGCCTATCATGTCCTATGGATCGAGGGGCAGATATCGGACGAACAGCACGAGGCCGCAGACCGCTACCTCGTGCGGCTAGAGCAAGCCCAAGGCGCCATTGAAGGCGCGCCAACGCTGGCCGTCGCCACACGCGGCCACGGCGGCAGCGGGCCGACAGAGCGCCAAGTGATGGCGCTGGCCGACCTGCGGGCCGCTGATGCGGTGCTAGGCGCCGACGCCCAGCTAGTCCGCGCCGTCGTGGGCTTCAACTGCACGCCGAGCCCGCGCGAGGTCGCCACCCTGCGTGGCGCGCTTCAGCGGCTGGCTGACCTGTGGGGCATGTGACGCTGTGCGGCCGGCAGATAAACGATTGACACGGCACGGTGATTGCTTGTACGCGAGGATTATAAGTCATAGCTGCGCCCGGAGCCGAGAGGCTGCCGGGCTTTGTTGTATCTAGCCCATGAAGCGCCTCACCTCTGCGCCGCCTCGCCTTGGCGCTGCGCCGTCCCGCCTCGCCAGCCCAGCAACCGCAGCATCCGGCTTCAGCCGCGCGGATGGCCTTAGCAGCACGGCGCGTGGCTATGGCCAGGACTGGCGCAGGCTACGCGAGCGCATCCTGGCCGCCGAGCCGTTGTGCCGCTTCTGCTTCGAGGTTGGCCGCATCACCGCCGCCACCGACGTTGACCACATCGAGCCCTTCACCGGCCTGCATGACCCGCGCCGGCTAGATCCTGCCAACCTTCGCCCCCTTTGCCGTCCCTGCCACCTTCGCCGCACGGCGGGGCAGGCGAACCGCGCCGAGGGGTAGGGGGGGGGCAAAAGCCCTGGCCGGCGCCTTCCGGGAC